GGGTGCGAGTTAGATAAAGAATATTATGATAAGTCTCTGAAGAGAATTGATGAGTTGACTGGTATTGGTAAGTTTACAAGTAATAAACTAATTGATATTTTAGGAAAAAGTACTTGACTTTTAGCATAATTATTTGTAGCTTTAGATATAATAAAATGGAAAATAAAAAATGAATAACAGAAAACCATTCAATAAACTTTTCAACAATGTTCTATCATCTGCTAAACCACCTGAAGAAAAGGGTTTGGGTGTAAGAGTAGAAGGTAAGGGTAGAACTGAGGCTAGAGAAGTTTCACTCACACCTCAGATAATTGAGGATATATTCAACGAACAAGATGGAAAGTGTGCTTTATCAGGAGCTGATTTAGACTTAGATGCTTTGTACATACCTAACAGTCCATTAGCACCATCTATCGATAGGATATCTAATAACTATGGATACCATCGTGATAATGTTCATATCGTTCTAAGATTTGTAAATATGGGTCGTGGAAAAAGTGAAGTAAATGAAGCTGTAGCAGCTATAAATTCTATAAAAGCTGCAGACTATGAAATTGGGCCTTGGTACTTTCCACCTATACCATACGATGAACTATTCTATAAACCTATAGCTAATTCTCTTGAAGCAGCTCAGTTGGGTTTGATAAATATCTTACAAGCACCGATGGGTGCTGGTAAAACTTACACAGCATTCATGCATCTTATTCCTGAACTGATTACTAAAAAGGATGTTGATGTAATATGGTTCTTTGCTCCAAATTGTGACAACATACCTAAGGATGAGTTCAATGATTATTTGGATGAGTGGTATGGGGATGAACGATTTGAGGGTATGAATCTTAGAAAGATAAAGATAATAAAAGTTGGTGGTCTTAATGCAAGACCTTGGAGAGAAGCAAAGAAAAAAATTAGAGATGGTTATACAACTATATTTATTTCTACCGATGCCACTATAGGTAAAGTGCTCTTAGAAAAAGATACATATGAACCAACTGAAGATTATAAATACTTGAAGTCTTTAGGGCAAAGGTTTGCTTTACTGAGAGATGAAATACACTATGGTTCTGTATCGGATAAGAAACTATTGAAAAAGGTTATGGGTGGTTCTGAGAACGAAAAGTATAAAGCCAGAATGTACAATGTTATGTCTGAGTTTACGGAAGTTACTCCTTGGGTATTTGGGTTTTCAGCAACACCAACATCAGAACAAATAGAAGAAGAAGTTGGAACAAGTAAGTATCAAATAATAAATGGTTGGGTTTCTCCAAAAGATTGTATAGCAAATAGTGCTTGGATAGGTAATATCTATCAAACATTAGATTTGAAAAAGTATTGTGATGATAATTATATGATGAAGTCTTTGAGGAGACTAATGTCTCGTGTAGAAAGTAGAAGTCTGATTATGGATAAGATGGTAGAATCAAACTCAAAGGACTTTCCAATACTAAATAAACTGATAACTAAAACTACTGGTATGATAAAGGTTGATGTTGGAAGTGATAAAGAACATAAAGCATGTTTGTATAGAGTAAAAAAACTTTTAGTAAAAGCTGGTATTCCAAGTGATTGGACATTCATTGAAACTACTGCAGATGGATGGGTAGAGTATAATTCAAAAGGTAGAGTTGAACAAAAGAATACAGGTCTTGGATGGTTGAGTGAAATAAATGATCCAAATAGTTCTGCTAGATTACTTGTTGTTGTGAATAAAGGTGATAAAGGTATAAATGTACCTACACTAACAGATGGATTGATTTTTAGAAATCCAACACCAAGAGACAAAGAGTTAGGTATTTGGATTGTTAGAAATCCATTACAATTATTAGGTAGATGGGTTCGTAAGAATTGGGGTGGTTTATCTTTAGAGGAAATAAATTCTCTATCAAGAGAAATAAGCTATCAAATTTTTTCTCAACTAAACACTTTTGATATTGAGGTACCAGATACACCACAATGGAAACAGACTATCGAAGAGTTTACACATCCAGTAAATGGTTATGCTGTAAGTGCTATAGATATATTAGGTTATGAATTTCAATGGCAAAGAAAAAAGACTGCATGATGAGAAAATTTTTTGAAGAATCAGACGAAAGTAGAGAATATAAATATAGGTGTTTGGTATATCCTAATATAACCTTTCAGAAGGACTTTACTAAGGATAGTTATTATATTATAATGTCTAACATACTAAAGTATTTGACAGCGCTGAGAGAGGATATACACTTTACAGTGCTTACTCCAGAAATAATGCCTGGCTTTCAATATGAGAATACTGAACAAGTTCTTTACAAACAACCAACTTATCCAAATGAGATGAGACAACATTTCGATACTTATCAACTGAAAAAGATTACCGACTATAAAACTAAAGATTGGGATTTTGTATATTGTTATTTACCTGAACATGCGCTACAATTAGAAAATCATTTCAACAATATGACTAATTGTAGACCTATTATATTTGGTTATGATGCTTATATAGAAATACCAAAGACGACTGGTTATGAGTCAAGTTTACTTAGACAGCATTATGCTGGCTTGATGTCTATGAATAGTGTTGGTGTAAATTCACAGGCAGTAAAAGATACTATTATAGAACACGCACCAAGTTGTTTACCTGATAAAGATGTAGAGGTACTAAAAGATAAGATAAAACCTTTACCTCGTGGTTGGGATAATGTAGAAGGCCCAAGAAAAAAACCAAACTCAGAGTCTAAAGTAATTGTTTGGAATCATAGGGCTAATAGTTACAAAAGCTATCCTTGGTTCTTACAACAGATGGATAAGTTATGGGAACAAAGAAAAGATTTTACAGTATGGGTGCCGCTAGCTGATTCAATAGATAGAGAATATATCTATAATGATAAATTTGATAGACAAGGATACTTTACAGAACTATCTAAGTGTTGGGTAGGTGCTTGTGGACAATCACATCATACAGGATGGGCTAACTCTGCTTCCGATGGTATGGCTGTTGGTGTACCTTATATCTTTTATGATGCTGATTACTACTCACAATATGCTGAGGATGCTGGTATCTACTTCAAAAAAGATGAAGAGTTCATAAAAGAAATGAATAATATATTAGATGACGAAGATTATAGAAATTTATATTCTGAGAAATCAGAGACATTGGGAAAGCAAAACTCTTGGGAAGAGATTGTAAAGCAATATAATGAACATTTTGTAAATGCAGAAGATAGTCTAAAGATGGTGAAGGAAACAGATGGCTATAAAAAAGTTGTGGATTATATCCACAAAATTGGCTCAGTAACAAAAAAGCAGCTGTTAGAATATATTGGATGGGGTAGAGGAATACCTTTCAATATCTACAGAAATAGACTTAGAACTGAACCTACAATAATATTAACTAAATATGGATATGAGGTAAGAAAATGAAACAGCTAACAGAAAAACAGATAGTAGAAAATTGGGAAAGCCTAATGAAACTTATCGAAGATACATTTGAAGGAGAACGTAAAGAGAAACTCTTAGGAATGTATAAGTATTTCGAAGATAGAATGTCAGTAGCGCCTGCTAGTGGAAAAGCACATTACCATAATGCTATGGTGGGTGGATATGTAGAGCATGTATTGCATGTTACAAATTGCGCTTTGAAGATAAAAAAGTTATGGGTTGAAGATGGTGCTACAATAAACTTTACAGACGAAGAACTTATCTTCGCTGCTATGCATCATGACTTGGGTAAGGTTGGTGACTTAGAAGAGGATTACTATATACCACAAGATTCGGAATGGCATAGAAAGAATCAAGGTTCTATATTCAAACACAATCCGAAACTACAGTATATGTCTGTTACTGATAGAGCATTATTTATTTTACAGCACTTCGGAATACCAATGTCGGAATGGGAATATATTGGATTGAGACTTACGGATGGAATGTATGAAGAAGCTAATAAGACATATTATATGAATTATAATCCTGATTGGTCTTTAAAGTCTAATATAGCTTACATACTTCATCAGGCTGATATGATGGCTACTCATATTGAGGGTGACGAATGGAATAGATTAGACGAAGAATCAAATGTAAAGGTTGCTACTAATATGAAAAAAGCAGTAGAAACAAAAACTGATGATAGTGATAGATTGAAAACTAAATCAGCTGATTTATTTGAAGAACTATTTGGAGAAAAATAATGATGATTCTGGAAATAATCCTTGTATTATTGGCACTTTTATGTGTAGCTTCTTGTTATGGATTATGGAACACTATGAAAAAGATGGAAATGATGGAAGATTGGATAGATGAATATAGTACGAGAATGTTGAATGTAAACAAAACCATAAAACAACTTGACTATAAAGATTACTTTGCTGAAGATGATGAGGTAGGAATTATATTCAAAGAAATAGAAAAAGCAGTTAATGAACTAGAAATAGAAAAGGAGCCTGTAAGTGGGTAGAAAAGCAAAAAAAGGAAGTAGTAGATATTACTTCACAATGGATACTGAAAAAGCAATTATCAGATACAATAATGCACCAGACAAACCTAGATTGAGAAATACGATATACAATGAGCATATCAGAAAGTCTTTTGAAAAGTTAGTTGAGAACATTATTCATACATTTAAGTTCTACTACTTTGATGTATCGTCTGAAGAAGTAAAGCATGAAGTCGTTTCTTTCTTAGTAATGAACATGCATAAATTCAAAGAGGGTAAAGGTAGGGCATTCTCTTATTTTAGCATTGTTGCTAAAAATTACCTTATCCTAAATAATAATAAAAACTATAAGATGGGTAAGATTCATTCACAAATGGATGTATTAGATTATAAGAGAAATACACAAAGTGAAAGGTCTGCTGAGGCTGCTAGTGAAAGTGCTTCTTTATTTATAGATGAGTTACATAGGTTTTGGGATACCAACCTTACTAATGTTTTCAAACGACAAAAAGACATTAGGGTAGCTGATTCTGTATTACATATTTTTCGTATAAAAGAAAATATTGAGAACTTCAATAAGAAGGCTCTTTATATTCTTATTCGTGAAATGACAGGCTCTAATACACAGCACATTACTCGTATTATCAATGTTATGAAAAAGTTCAATGATAGGTTATATCATGAGTTTGATAACTATGGTACAGTTGATATTTCATATACAGGCTCTTTAGTAAGAGAAAAAGATAATCCATTGGATATACAAGCTACTTACTAACTTTTCAACTCACATCACTAAAGGGAAGTAATACTTCCCTTTTTTGTGCCTTGTTATATTTTTTTATCAAAAGTTATAAAATTGGATATTTATATATAACCAACATTTTATTATATATCCATGGAGTCTAATTATGGCTAATGATTACGAAATATTCAAAGGTAAATCTTTGTCTGATTTATTTGAAGATATTTACAAAAATACAGAACGGAATAAAACACAATTAGAGGTTCTTATGAAAGAAGTGACCTCATTCATAAAAGATGGTGATACTGCCGTTCAAATAATTCCTATGCTCAAAGAGTATTTGGAAATAAATGTTAAAAATGATGACCAACTTGTAAAGATGGCAGCTATCGTACAGAGAATCATATCTACTGAAAATAAAGGTAGCTCTGAAGATGAGTTTGGTTTATCGGATGCTGAAAAAGAACAACTTCTAAATGCTGTAGAAGAAGTTGCTAGTGATGTTCAAAGACATTCTGATGATTTGGAGAGTAAAATTGTCAATAGCTGAAACTAGAATTGCGAGTACATCCCCTCAACAAAAAAGAGCTGGTTTATTATCACATAATGAGGCAATCGAATTATTTAAATCGATGCAAGGAGAAGTTGAACACAAACAATATGTGAGTGGGAGAGTACTAAAGGTTTATTCAACTCAAGAAGATTTACCTACAAGAACTAGAAAGGATGGCGTATCAACATATGCTTGGGAATTTCACGGTAACTTAGATGTAAAACTAAATTATAATCAGAAAGTTGTAACAAATGTAGGGCCTTTGTGCTCACATTTCAATTGTATGCCGTTAGTTGATGAAGAAGTGGTTTTAGTAGAACATGACGGACAAGTGTTTTACGACTTTCCGTTGAATCGAATGGGAAAGGTAAATCACAATAGGTCTGATAAGGTGATTGGTGAAGAGAGAGTAGTTGAATCAACTACTTATATGGCTAGACCAGTAATGTCAAATCACGGAGATACTACTATTCAAGGAAGATTTGGTAACTATATGATGTTTACTTCTGAACCTGAGGTGAATGGTTATAGGTCTTACCCAAAAATTGTAATTGGAAATAATCAAGATAAAGATACTTTACAAGTAGGTCATAAAAACTACGATAAACATTTTCCACACTTTCACGAACCAAATTCTATGGGTTCGGTTATTGAAATGACAAGCAATCCTCAACAAGCAGATTTAGAACCATCAGCTCTTGAAGAAGAACAAGAAGAGTTTTTCGATACTACAGGAGATACAATTACAATTTCATCCGATACTATACATATAAATTCTAATAGTCCTGGTTCTATGTATGTAACATCAGGTGATAGTATAAGTATGACAGCAATGGATGAAATAAATTTAGCAACTATTGGTGGTAGGGTAAATTTAGGATCAAGTGACACTCAAAGTCCAATAGTAAAAGGTACTGCTATGAGAAATTTTGTAAATGATTTGCTAATAAATATAGAAGGATTTTGTAATACTTTAGCAGCATTTGAAGGAGATGGTTCTGCTCAAATACAGTCTGCTGCTGATAGTCTAAAAGCTGGAATTACTTCTATGAGTAAAAAGTATATACAAGAAGAAAATCTTTTTAGTAAAAAAGTATATTCTGAATAATGGGGGAGATATATGCCACACGCTGATTGGCACAAAAAGCCTGTTTTAGCAACGATACTAAAAGAAGCAATAAGAAAGGAAAGTGCTGAAGAAGTAGTTCGTCTAAATGAGATTACCGATGACCTAATTCAACAAATTGAATCGAATGAAGAAACTGCTGATAAGTATTGGCAATCATTGATGAAAATAAAAGAAGGCATTGAGGATATAAAGAAGTTTTGGGCAGATACTGTTGAAACAAGAAAAAAAGTTAAATCAGCAATAAAAGTTGCTACAACAGCAAAAAAGGCTGGTGAGACTACTGATAAGGCTAGTACAATATCTATGTCGTTGAATCCAGTAGTAGCTGCTGTACAATATGCTACAAAACTGCTGATTGAATTATTACAATCTGAAATTACAGCATTGAGTGATGTTGTATCGATAATGGAGCCAACGCAAGATGAGTTCATATCATTTTCAGGCGGTCGTACCTCTTCTAATGTCGTGGTAAAAGGAACTTTCAATGAAAAAATAGAACAGCTAGAAAAGAGATTGGCTGATAAGAGAGCGATTAGAAAGGTAAGGAGAGAAAAATTACGACAAAAGAGACTTGCGAGAATAAATAATGCTGCAAAAAACTTAGCTGATGCAGGAAAAGAATTAACTGAAAATCTTAAAGATAGTCTTGGTGGAACAGGAGAAGATCCACCAAAGGCAGAATTAGTGAGTCATCAAAAATAAGTGGATTTTCCCTTATGTTTATATTTATATAATAACAGGAGTTAGGAGTCTTAAATGTCTACAAAGAAAAATAAATTGGTAAAAATGTTGAGAGAAATCATCAAACGTGAGGTACAAAAAGAGGTAAAGAAGATATTTATTAGTGAAGGTATGAAAGTACCATCTAATAAAATTGTCAATGATGTGCCCGAAGTTTTACCTAAACCAAAAAATAGAGAAGAAGTTAGTTATACTAAAAACCCTATGTTGAATAAAGTACTCAATGAAACAGCACAACAAAATGAAATGGAAGAATATCCAACGATGGGTGGTGGGACATTTGATAGTACAAAGATGGCACAGGCTATGGGATATGGAAATATGATGGGTAATCCTGAAGATAAGAGAAAGCTAGGTGCTATACAAACTGCACAAGCAGCTGGTGCTGATACATCAAATAAAGCAGTTCAAGATGTAATGAGTAATCTTACCAAAGACTATAGTGGTGTTATGAAAGCATTAGATAAAAAGGATGGCAAGATTTAGGAGATAATAAATAATGAGTGTAATACAAAATGATTTAGATCCAGATGTACTGATAGGACTACAATTACCATTAGGAGTTCATCAAGATGGAGTGTTCAAGCAAACACAGACTTTGCTAGAGCAAACTAAATCAAATATCAGAAATTTATTATTGACAAGAAGAGGAGAAAGATTAGGTAATCCTACATTTGGTTCGGATTTATTATCGGTAGTATTTGAACCAATAAATGATGATACCCAAAATTCTATAGAAGAAAAAATAAGAGCATCTATTAGTGAATTTTTACCTCATGTAAAAGTTGTTCGTGTACTATTTGAAGATTCTGAAAATGTGTTATCTCCAAGAATAATTTTTTCAATAAATACGGATACTACTACATTAGATGATATAACTTTAGAGTTGGGTAGTTTAAAAGATTCGGAAACAGGCGAAGTTGGACAACCTTTTAGTAGACAATTAGGTGGATAACTGGAGAAAATAAATGCCATATACAGCACCAAAAAATAATTCAATAAAAGAAGTAAAGTATCTAAATAAAGATTTTAGTTCTCTAAAATCAAATTTGATAGAATTTGCTAAGGTTTATTTTCCAAATAGTTATAATGATTTTAATGAATCTTCACCAGGAATGATGTTTATAGAAATGGCTTCATATGTGGGAGATGTTCTATCCTATTATGTAGATAACCAATTCAAAGAAAGTTTACTAGCATATGCAGAAGAAAAAAAGACAGTATACAATATGGCTCAAGCATTGGGATACAAACCCAAACAAGCTTCACCAGCTTCTGTAGTATTAGATATATTCCAAACAGTGCCAGCAAAGTCAAGTGGTACAGGTGCTAACTTTACTACTTCTCCTGATTTATCATATGCTCTAAATATAAAAAGTAATATGAAAGTTCAGTCAGCATCTGGTATTTCATTTTCATCTACTGAAGATTGTAACTTCAAATTTTCTTCTTCATACGACCCAATGAGTATTAGTATTTTTGAAACTGCTGGTAATGTACCAGTAAATTATTTATTGAGAAAATCTGTTAGAGCAAAGAGTGGTCAGGTAACTACAGAATATATTACTGTAGGGAGTGCTGAAAAGTATAAAAGAATTGCTTTAGCTAATGCTGATGTTACTGAGATTATTTCTTGTGTAGACAGCGATAATAATAGTTGGTATGAAGTTCCATTTTTAGCACAAGATACAGTATTTACGGATGCTGAAAATACAACAGCATCAGATCCTGATTTAGCATCCCAATCAGACCAATCTCCATATTTACTAAAATTATTAAAAACATCAAGAAGATTTACAACATATATAATGGAAGATGGTAGAACTGAAGTCAGATTTGGTGCTGGTATATCAGATAGTCCTGATGAAGAAATTATTCCTAATCCTGATTCGGTTGGTTCTTCGCTGCCAGGCTCTCCGTCACAATTAGGAAATGCTTTTGATCCATCAAACTTCTTAAAAACTAAAGCATATGGTCAAGCACCATCAAATACTACTTTACAAATTACCTATAGGTATGGTGGTGGTATAAGCAGTAATGTTGCTTCAAATACAATAACTACAGTACAAAAAATAGATGTAGCTATTGATACAAATGGATTATCAGCTCCCTTATTGTCACAAACAAGAAACTCTGTAGGAATTACAAATCCTCAGCCTGCTACAGGAGGTAGGTCTGCTGAGAGTGTGAAAGAAGTTAAAAATAACGCACTAGCATACTTTCAGGCACAATCAAGAGCTGTAACTAAAGAAGATTATATAACAAGAGTATATGCTATACCACCTAAATATGGTAATATAGCTAAAGCATATATCGTACAAGACAGTCAATTAGATACTGTAGATACAGGTGCTAATTCTGATAGTAGAATTATAAATCCATTGGCACTAAATTTATATGTATTAGGATATAATTCTATAAAAAAACTAACTAATCTGAATCAGGCAGTAAAGGAAAATATACAAACTTACCTAACTCAGTTTAGGATGGTAACGGATGCTGTAAATATAAAAGATGCTTTTGTAATCAATATAGCAGTAAAATTTAATATTATAACTAAAGTCGGATATAATGGAGAAGAAGTATTGCTAAGAGCAATACAGGTAGTAAGAAGTTTTTTCAATATTGATAACTGGCAAATCGGACAACCTATAATTTTATCTGATTTAGCTTATAAAATCTCACTTACGGATGGAGTATCAGCAGTCGTTCCTCCTGAAGAAAATAATCCTAACGGATTACCAATATTACTTACTAATAAATTTTTGAGTTCTGATGGGTATTCAGGAAATATGTATGATATAGCATCTGCTACTAAAGACGGAGTTGTCTATCCATCTATGGATCCAAGTTGTTTTGAATTGAAGTTTCCAGCAACAGATGTAGAAGGAAGAGTAGTCGGTTCTTCATCAGGAGATAACTAATGCACTATTTTATTTTTCCAGACAAAGATACAACCTTATATCAAGAAAGCGGTAGCCAGAATACTGGGCTTGATGAAATTTTAGAGGTTCAAAAAGAGCTAAGTGCTGCTGGAACTAATCCAAAAGTATCAAGAGCTCTACTAAAGTTTGACTTGGCTGAAATATCACAATCAATTGTAAGAGGACAGATATCTACTGATGCTAAATACTATCTAAATTTATATGATGCTAATCCAAGAGAATTATCAGTAAGTCAGTCACTATGGGCTTATCCTATAAGTCAAAGTTGGGCTGAAGGTGAAGGATTCAAAGCTGACAGTCCAGCAACACAAGCTGGTGCTAGTTGGAATTACTTAGATGATGCTGATACTAAAACTCAATGGTATGGTCCTCTAACTGGTTCTGGTGGTACTTGGTTTACAGATGTATACGCTTCCCAATCACTTCAGTATGAGACAAGAGACATAAGAATGGATGTTACGCCAATCGTAACTTCTTGGTTGAATGGTACATATACTAACGAAGGATTCATAGTAAAGAGAAGTGGTAGTTTTGGTAATGGTGATACCAATACCGATGAGGGTAGTACAAAAAGACTTGGTAGTTTATCTTTCTTTTCAAGACAAACTAATACCATATATCCGCCAAAGTTAGAGGTTGAGTGGTATGATACAAAATGGACAACTGGTTCATTATCAGCATTACCTAAATCAGAATTAGAAGATTTACAAATTTATATGAAAAATATAAGACCTGAATATAAAGAAAAATCAAAAGCTAAGTTTAGATTAGTTGGTAGAGGAAGATATCCAACAAAATCTTATTCGAATACATCGTCTCCTTATCTAACTTCTAAATATTTACCAAGTGGAAGTAAGTTAGTAAATGATGGTGCTTATTATTCAGTTGTTGATGCTGATACTAAGGATGTAATAATTCCATTTAGCACTGGTTCATTGATAAGTTGCGATTCAGATGGCAATTATTTTAATCTTTGGATGAACGGATTGCAGTCGGAAAGATATTATAAATTTGAATTCAATGTAGTTAGTGGTAG